AGGCTGCTACGCTTGTAACTGTTCCACTTGTTAGCGTGGGTAAGTTATCTAAATCTCCATAGTCATTGCTAAAAGCCGTAGCTCCTAAATCAGCTGAGTTAGCTTTTAAAGCTACATCAGTCTGCAGCGCTATGATATCATCTACTATGCCTATGATTACAGCGCAATCGGGTAAGGTCTCGCACGTGAGCCCTATGTTATCTACAATAGCATACCATCCTTTTACTCCACTTCCATCTGTACCATAGTAGTAACTGTTACCTGGTGCTTCTACATCATTATCTAAAGATACAAATACCCCATCTTGGTGCAAGCTCTCAATAAATTGAAGTGCTCCCCATCCATCTGATGGTGAGTTAGTAGGTGTGTTATAGTTCCAGCTTGCAGGAATAGAGCATGCGCTCCAATCGTAATCTAAGTTAAGCTCTATTATTCCTGTTACCCCTGTTAGCGTATGGGTGTACTGCTCTACAAATGGCTCAGAGTTTACAGGGCGAGTAAGCACTACATCATCTCCAAACATCTGCCCTAAGTGAATCTCATTGATAAGGTCCTGAAAGATAAGTGAGCAGTCAGTAATGCTCTCAGCTTGGTAGCTTGTCTTATCTTCTTTATCTCTTGGTAGATCAGAGATAAATACCTCAAAGCTGAATGCTCTTGTGCCTGGCGCGTAATTAATAGCACGAGGCTTAACGTGCATCCATGGCCACTCAGCTTCCTTCTCTAAATCGGCTTGGCTTATCTCACCATGTGTAAACCTTCTCAGTTGGAAGTGCCCATCTGCGAACTGTCTAAACCTATCTACTATTACGTTGTATGTGTAATTGATTGTGCTCATATCTTATAGTGGAATTTAAGTTAACTTTTGTTGCATGCTGTTAGCGTAATCCATGGCATAGGTCAAATGGGTAAAGATGGTAGTAGCTCTTGTGTTGGTTATGGCATCGAACTTAGTTACGTCTCTTTCGCTCATCTCCTCTATGACGTGCCACCATTGGTATACACTTGCTAATGTTTCACCTCTTCGGCTAACTGACTGATCTCCCTCTTCAGCTTCTCCAGCTCCTGCTCTAAATATTCGGGTGTACTGTTCTGCAAATCTTTGCTGAGTGTCGAAAAAAAAAGCAGCGCAGCATTCACATTAGCTAAGTTAAGCTTCCTCATTTGAGGCACATACTTAAGGTGCACATCACTGTCATACTCCTCTATCTTATACTGGAGATTAATCTCAGCTGTTACCGGTCTATAGAGTATGCACATGAGCTCAGGTAGCTGATGGGGAAAGTTCTTACTAAACTCGGATAGATCTAACCACTCTCCAAAGGTCATAGATTTAAGGTTAGGATGAAAGCCGAACTTTACCCCATCTATATCTATGAACTGCTTAAATACCTTCTCATCATTACGCAGGCCATTAGAGTAAGCTGCTACTATCTTTTCAACAGTAGCCATATCTATCTTGCGGATATCATCTCTCTTTAATCCTGTTATTGCCTGAATCTGCGAAATGCTATCAGTTCCGGCATTAAGGAAATCTACATAGGTACCCAGTGTCTGATCACTGTACTTAGTGCTTATTATCTTCTCGCTCATACTTAAATATTTGTACCATCTATTGTAATGTTAATACTCTTTATCTCAGTGCTCAGCTCCTGCCTTTCGATGTACCCTCTCTGCTTACCTTGAGTCTTAAGGTAAAAGATTATAGCACTTGTGTTAGGTGCATCTTTAATAGTTACTATCTCACCATCATGGGTGAGCGCTTGCCTCTCTGCTCCTTCCATCAGCTTCTTAAGCTGCGACTCTGCGAAGTCTAAAGCTACATTCTTTAATGAAGCTACTGCTGCACTATACTCAGCATCATCTTTGAGCCAAGCGTAATGCGTCTCTCTTCGTATGCCTATCTTCTCAGCTGCCTCAGTTACATTACCTAAGCTTGAGGTAAGTGCCTGAATCATAGCATCTTTTTTAACCGTTAGATTTCGTGGTTGCTCCTCCATTACGCTAACTTATTCTTAAAGTGTGTTATTAACTGCTCCATCTTAGAGTCATAGTATTTAGCAAAGGTAGTAAATCCCTCACTATCAACCTCATAAACTCTAAACATTATACCTCTTAGTCTCTGAGATGGTTTCTTTAACGTATCTTCTAATTCTGATTTAAGTGATTCTACTGCATCCAGCTCTTCTCTTCTAAAGCTCTCATCTTTAAATGCAAGATAACCAAACTGATTGGCTATTCCGAACAGTTCAGCAGCCTGAGAAGGTGTGAGCTCATTAGTACCAAAGGTAAGTTTTAAAGTCTTATCTTTCCTTGTGCCTACTGCTTCTAATTGTGCTGGTATTAATATCATATTTTTAGATTACAATCGAAAAAAACTATAATATTTTTGGATTACATGTTAAATTATTTACCATAATTCGGTTATTTGTATAATTGTGTATTGATATTTAACAGTTATGATCCACAATAAAGGCAGTCAGGATCCTCACCTCCCTCTCCTTCATTTAGAATATTCTGGCACTCCTTATCAATCTCTTTATCTGTAAATGTAGGATTAAACAATTTCACTTGAGCCCTCAAAAAGTTATACTTATTATTATTCATAAGTTAGTTAGTTTAGATTATTAGTAACTTTAATACTATAGTTAGTGTAATTAGCTTGAGCTATTAGCTTAAAGCAGTTAGCTTATTAGATAAGCTATTAGCTAAGTTAATTAACATCAACAAAAGAAAAGAAAGAAAAAGAAAAAAGGTAAAAAGAAAAAGAAAGAAAAGAAAAAGCTCCCCATAAAAACAAACTGCCTCACTCTTAAAAGAGTATTTGTGCGATCCAAGCATTGGTATTTTGCAAGTGTAGTCATTGGTTACTGAGCTTTGACTTACTCAGGTGAGTGATGTTACCCATCTCTATAAATAACAAAACCCCAAAGAACGTATGCGCCCGTTCAAAGGGGAATTATTAAACCTTAAATCAATAATATGTCTAACAGTAATAATGCGCATAAGACAAATATATTTAAGATGTGTTACAAATTCTACCAATGTTAAAAACTATTTTGGCTGTTGAAAACGTAGCACAGTAATGTATATCCAAAATGGAAGCCATACAAAGCCTGTAAATACCACACCCATGTAAGCATACCAATGGAATGAAGATAGGTGTCTCTGATGTCTGTAAATGTTTAGGCATAGTATGCCAGTGTGAAGTAGGAAGCCTACTAAGTAGATAATTAATAGTGTCATAGTTTTTTACGTTTAGCTTTTCTTTTCTTTGAGCGCTCAGGAGTGAGCTCTAAGTTAGTTAATTCTATCAGTGCTTGAGCCGATTCTAATTTAGTTAGCTCAGAGATTAGCTGCTGCTCTACATCGTCTACATATTTTTTAGCACATGGGCCACAGCTTGTACCAGGGTAATCTAACTTAGTGTACTTCTTTCTCAGCTCACCTACCACTTTCATATCTTGGCTCGTTACCTGATTCTTACGCTTTAAAGATTCAATAAAGGCCAGCATATTCTCAATTACTAATCTATCATCTAAGATAGGCCATTTCTTAGCTGGGCAATCTTTGACAGCATACATAGCTAAGTGATCTATAGGGCAGCCGCATGGCTTAAATAGATGCCCATTAAGCTCAGTTGGTTTGGCGAAGGGATTAATAGCATTAGTTGGAGGTCCACACGTCTTATAGCGAGTGTTAAACACTTCGCAGTTATTGCAGATCTCAATCCTCGCAGCGTAGTTTTCTTTAGTCATATCTGTAGTGAATTTCTAAGTGTTACTTTAGCTTTCTTAATTGTCCGGTAAAGATAGTTCAAAGGTATGCCAGTTTCTTGAGCTAACTCTTGGTAGCTGAAATCGTCAAGCGCATACAGAAAGAATAGCTCACGTTCAAAGTATGGCAGCCTGCTGATAAAGATATCTAACTGCTCATTCTCAAGTCTCATGCCTACACTTTTGTTTACATCATCAATGATATCATTCTTTAGATCACTTCGTATCTTCTCAAATCTCAAACGAGTGTAGTTAAATGAGCTGTTACTGCACCTTGCAGATAACCTAATAGCATTGCTCACGTAATTGTTAAGCTTACCTCGGTTGTGAATATCCTGTAATTTATCTTTATCACTTTCTAATATCTTAAGTAGCGTGTCATGGAGCAGCTCATCAGCTAAATCTAACCGGGTAACAGTTGCTGCTACCCTGCGCCATTCGGCATAGCATCGGTTAATTTCAGAGGTGTAGGTACTCATCAATAATTACTTTAGCCTCATCAAAGCTCTTGCATGTAACTGCTTGGTAGCCATTGTTAATTAACTTTGCTTGCCAATCCTTTTGGCTTTGACTCATTACACCCTTACTTGTTTTCATTTCAATAGCTAAGCCAAAGAATGGGCCCTTAGCATTATAGATAAAAATATCAGGGAAGCCTTTTACATATCCTGTTTTCTTCATCTTAACTGCCTGCTTCATGGATGTTCTTACCCCTCCCGCGCTTGCACAATAAAGCAACCAAGGATATTGAGCATTAACATAGTTAATAACAGCCTCTTGGATTAGTGCCTCTTCGTTCTTCATGTGCTCAAAATTAGACTATTAACTTATCTGCTTTCAACATCTTATTCACATACTTATGCACATAGTATTAAGTGTGATATATTTGACTATCCATTTCAGCCTTTTGGTTTAGGCTTATATTGATTATTTGATTATCTGAGATAGCCTTGCAAACGTGCAGGGCTATTTTAGTTTATATGAATGCGTACTTAGTATAGTTCCTATTCAGCTCAAAATAAGCTCGCATCATTATAGCATCTGCTATATCGGGAGAGATTCCTCCGGTGCGCTGGCTTATAGTATCTTTAGATGTAACTCTTAGCTTACCTTCCTTATCGGGATCTACTCTCCTAATCAATTCTAACTCTTTGCAGATATCTTCCTGCCATTTGATAGGGAAAGTAATCTCATTCTTATCTATCAGCTCGCCAAGTCTAAAGTAGCAGTCTGCTTTTAGATTCATGTACTGAGTTCCTCTCACAGCTTTACTACCATTCATAAATTCCCTGCAGCGTAAACTGTCAACGAGACCTCCCCCCACCCCATCAGCATCTGCCAGCACATTAGATAGCCTAACACTATACTGATTCATTAAGCGCTGTATCTCTGCCTTAACTTCATCTTGGCGCTTCTGCCTAAGCACTACTATATCTATGCAGCTCAATCCTTTCCATACACAAAGCACAGTTCTATCTTTACCAAGTCGCGCGATGTCTGCTGTGATATATCCCTCACCTACGTTCATAGGCTCCCTAAAGCAGCGCATCAGCTCATCATAAAGATATAGTCTATCACTGCTATTATCAAATTCCCAGTCACCCTCAAGCAGTCTCTTTCTATCCGCTTCGGGTAATCGGGTAAGGCTTGTAACGTAGGCTTCAGGCAAGTGTATATTATCACCTGGCAAAGCTTGCACAAATGCAAGATGCTCAGGAAGATTCTGATTCTTATAAGGTAGATAGAATTGGTTGTATATCCATCCCTTTGAAGGATTGCAAGTGAGCAGAATTTTAGGAGTAAGGTTATACTCATTTAACTTATACCGGATACGTGAGCACACTACGCTATAAGCCTTCTCACTAATCTCAGTAGCTTCATCTAAAAATACATCTGTGAGCTCTAATCCCCCAAGGTCCTGGTAATGTGGATCTGACGGGTAAAATTGCAAATCGGCTAAGATTATCTCTGAGCCATTGCTAAACTTAATAATATGACTCTGCTGATTGTAGTTAAAATCCTCTCCTGCTTTTAAGCCAATGTCATTAGCTACCTGAAAAAATGTATTCATGGTAGTCTTTTTTAGCGTGTCTAATTTAGCTCTGCCTATCAGTGATCGTGTACCTGGGTATTTTAGCCTACGTAATATCTGCCACATGCAGCCTAACATAGTTTTGCCACCGCCTGCAGCTCCTCCGTAAAGTATAGTTTCTACTTGTGAATCTGCTGATAAGAATTTAAGTGCCTCGCTTTGCCTTGTTAGTGGCTTAAAATTGTAGTTTATTTGTCTCTCCATTGCACAAAAGTAGGTATTACTAATGTAGTGTCAACGGGTTTAGTTATTCTTTCTAAATCTAACTGCAATAGATAAGCGCCTAAAGGCTTAGGAGGTCTCATGCGCTCTACGTGAAAGCCCATAAAGCCCTCATCATACTCTTCTTTATAAGATGCTGTACGAATGTGATGCACGTATCTCATATTGATTCTATAGCCACCATTTGCAGCATAGCATAACTCCTCTACCATATCTGAGTGATGGTAAAGTTCATGCACGTGGCCTGCCCAAATGCAATCAGCTCCATCTATCATTACACCCATACGGTTATTTTGTATTACTCCCTTAGTAACTACTCCTCCTCCTCCTGATCCGTGATAGTATTTTGTTTTAAACACCATCGCGCTCTTCTCGTTTTTCATTACTCTATGAATCCACCACCCACCATATCCACCTACTAAAACATTAGTGCCAGCTTCTCTGTTTAATCCACTAACAAAGCGCTCTATTAAATCAGTCTCACAGTTCTTTATTATAGCCGTCTCGTGATTACCATATCCAACGAATACCATTAGGTGAGCGTATGGTTTCCACCAATCAATAGCAGTATTAACAAGTGCATCTAAATAGTTAGCTACATTGTGCTCAGGAAGTATATCCTGCTTACTTCTACGCGGATCATACTTGCCCTGCATGCAGCAAAATAAATCTCCATTAATAGCAAAGCTGATATTTTCTGCTAAGCACTTATCTAAATGAGCTTTAAGAAGCTTTCTATCGCAATGGGGATTATCCCAATGGATATCACTCATCATTAAGAATTTATCTCCACTCTTGCAAGTAGTGATTATGACATTTCTACCCTCTCGATATGATGTAATCATTTGTGATTATGTTAGATTTTAACTCCTGAAAATTCTTTTTGAATTGGTTATAAGGTACATCTATTACTATTGCATTATCTATACCCTGCATCAGCGCTAACGTGCGCTCTCCTACGTAGTATGTACCATCTTTTCTAAACTCTACCTCTGCCTGGATGCCCACGCATTGTCTTGCGTCAAACATAAAAGGAATATCCTCAGCATAAGTAGACTCAAGGCCTATATCTTCGCTGTAGTTCCACTGTATAATTGTGCAGCTGCACAGCTCAGGTAACAGCTTGGCATTTAAATCTATCGGCTCCTTCTTCTTTCTAAATAGATTCATGGGTAAAGGTTAATAAAAAAGCCCAGCGTAGTGCTGAGCTCTTTAAGTTAGTTACTAACACCTATCTGTTAGTGGAAGAAATGACTAAAATAAACTAAGTTGTGGTTTAATAGCAATCTCTTTACCTGGTATTGGTATCTCACCCATTGCCATCAGAATACCATCAAATCGGCCATTGTAGTTAGCTATGATTAAAGCTTGTTTCATTTCCGATTTAACTAATGCTACAGCCTCTTTTTTCGATGCGCTAACATCTTCCTCTTCCCAAGATAAAGGCCTGCTAATAGTTGTACTTATACCTTGTATGTGATATGTGCGAGCATAGCCATTTTTATTCTTAGCTATTTCATAGTTAGCTAAAACTCCATCAGCTTTATACCACATTGTATCCCCATTCGTGCAGATACCATCTTCATCATAGATATACTTGCTCATATCTGCTCTCCCCATTTATCTGAATAAATGCCATTAAATGACCAAACGTCTATAATCATTTCATTTCCTAAAGCATCCTCATCAACAAATTCAATTTTAGCAATAATGCTCTTGTTTAAAGAATGACTTATCCAGGCATACTTATAGTCATTAAAACAATCTACTTTTTGCCATCCTTTATCTTGTAAGTAATTGCTTAGGGTAAATGGAGACCATCCATGAAATTCATGTAAATCCTGTACATCAATAGTCATAACTTACCCTCCCTTATCTCTATCTTAAATAGCTCTTTAAGTATCTCTATCTCATGATCCTTAAAGTTGCTTATGCCCTGCTCTCTGAGGCAGTAGTTAGACTGTTCAATACCTAATTTATACGCAAGATATTCTTGGCTGTATCCGTAAAATAATCTATAGCATTTAATGCTTCTGTGAAATGATATCATATCTCTTCTTGTTTTAAAATTGAAAATCTATAAGAGCCATGATCTACTTTATTTATAAAAGTAAGTAGTACGTTTAATTCACTTAATTCAGAATAATTAAGATATCTTTTTGTCCAGCAATCAGATAAAAATGCTCCATTGCCATCATCGTGAATTGTGCCTATTAACTTACCACGTGATTTTAATGGCCAAGTATCACTACCTGAATAATACAATGAATGTGTATACTCATCACTTTCTATAACATAATCTACTGTTATCAGTGATTCTTCTTTTGGAATAACTAAATACTTCATTCTTTCTCTTTGTTAATTTGTTTAATAATGTCTATGTAAATTAATCTGCTCAGCTCAATCTTTTGCAAGCCATCAAATTCAGCCTGTGCAGATTCGCCTAAGATAACTTTGTTAGATGCCTTAAATTTAGCCTCTACCTTTTGCTTTGCAATATCTTCAAAGCGTGCCCATACTTCGGGTGCCCACATAGATTTCTTATAGATGCCTTGCTTAAATAGGCGCTGGCAGTTGTAAGGTGCAGATATTTCTACCCATATCTCCTTACGCTGATTCCATCTATCCACATCAGCGTACAAAACATTTACAGGATCAGTAGGCTCAGGTCTTTTTATCTCAGCTTCCGGTAAGATAAGAGCCTTATTTAACTCTCTCCATACCTTTGCTTTGTATTCCTCATAGCGCTTAAGTACATCAGCCATAAAGCTTATGCTGAAAAGGTTAAAAGCTTCTACTCTTTCGAAGTCTTTACCTATAGCATTGTACAGGAATGCATTTTGCCAATCCTTAATACTTGTACTCCGATACGTATTTTGTGTAAGTTGCTGAAGTAGAGTTACTTCTATGTCTGAAGGTAAAGCTTTAATTGAATTGATTACAGCAGCTTGAGCAATTAGCTCTCTAAACTCCTGCTCAGATAATGTATGCAGCTTAGGTGAGCTAATGCATTCAGCAATAGCTCTCTCTTCAGCGCTTAGTGAACGATTGAAGCTCTGCTGTACTGATGCGGCCAATTCTTTGCTCATCTTGTGTATTTTTAGTTTGGTTTATCTCACGTGCTTTCCACTGATCAGCAGCTGCTCGCCAGCTCTTCATACTGTTCTTACCTACTTTCCATCCATTAGATTCATAGTGGCAGTAGAATTTCTTAGCTAAGACTAAATCTTCTAAGTAGGTTACTACATCTGAGAGTGATGGGGGTGTAAATTTGGTAGAGGTAGAGCGCTTTGTTTCAAGAGCCTTTACCCTCTCCTCAAGCGCTTCTATGCGCTTTAATAGAATAGTCATCATTTGGTTTATGATTAGCGATTGGCCAAATATAACAAGATTCTCTTCCACCAGGGTAATGATACAGCTTTTTTTACAGGATTACTCTTTGGCATATTAACTAATCCGAGCATATCAGTATCTGCTTTTGATGCCTGAATCTCACTGTAGTATTTATTCTTTGCCTCAATAAACTGATTGAACTTATCCTGTCTAAGATGCTTTGCAGCTTCCCACTCACGTGAGCCTACCTTTTTAATAATGCCTACTTCTCTCATAAGCTGCAGATATTGCTTGCCCATTCGTTCAGTTCTTAGCGCTGCGCTTGGAGTCATACCAGCGTTAACTAATACGCATACTCTTTT